AAACTTTGTTGTTTACAGCCCAATAAAAGCGGTTGGAGGCCACATCATAATAACTACCACGCAAAGCATCGCTAAAACTATTCTTAGATAAACTATAGATAGATGTGGTAAGTCCCGGCCGCTTTTTAAGAAAAACCTCACGTTGTTGATTCTCCTGACTAATACGGTCATAAAACAAATTAATAATATTGCTATCACGCTGTACGGCAAGATTACCTGTTCGGTATGTCGTTGTCTCATCAAACTTCACATCAATAGTTTTATAAGTTTGAAATGATGGAGAATTAGTGTATGCCATTAATATTTACCGGGTTGAATATAAAAACTACCGTCTTCATCTCCATAGTCGCTAGCCATCTTTTTATAAACAGCGGCTTCCTCCATAAGACTTTTACGATCAGCAATTCCAAATCCGACTTCTGGGGCAAGAGCAACAGCAAGCATATAAATAATAGCTTGTTGCCAATGCTGTGGAAAATCAGGTGTTTCTGTTGATGCTGTAAAACCGTCAAACTCTTTTTGGTAGACAATATGAATTTGTTTAGAAGCTACAGTACCTGTATCCGAAGTTAATGGCCAGATTTGTACTGTGCCTCCTTGTAGGCTAGGTTGCCATGTGTAATTTACTGGAACGCTTACTTGACCCTGTGGTAAACGATTAAAATCGTACAAGCTTTTCTCTGGTAAATCATACTTTACACCACTGGTTGTATCGTACAATGACACCTGTAAAACTTTGATTGCATCCGTAATGTAGTAGGCTTGAGGGGTAGCTGAAGGAGTTTTAATTACAGTAGTCCGTTTCCACAGAGGCATTCCGTCAGTGTTTAACAGAGCAATAACCGCATTAAGGGCTGTAGCACCATCGTCATATTGCGTACTTGAAAGAGTGTTATCTTCACCCGGAACACCGAGCTTACGATAAGCTGATTCAATTAGCTGATTACGAGTAAGCTCCCAAGATGTATTACTTGAAGTAGTCATTATCTTCCAGCCTCTAAATATTCATGTAAGTTAAGATGATTGTTTTTACCAGCAACCATACAACCAGCCACTCCCGCACCAGCAATACCTTGACTAGTTAGAATTGTGCATGTTGTAACAAATACTTCAGTTGGGCGTGGGCGAGTCCACGGTAATGGTTTTGGATCACTCGCCACACGAATAAATTTTTGAGGATGATCAATTTCCCAATCATCCTTACAAACCATTAATCCGTCCCAACGTGGCCGTAATTCGCTACTGTGAAATTTAAATCCACAGGAATCACAAATAGCAAGCCATTGGCCGGATTTAAACATTTGGATGGCGCTCTCTGATTTCTTTCTTTAAGTCATCAAACATAAGGCGCAGTTCAACTTTGAATTCCTTGAAATCGTCCTTGTGCAGATAGTTCCGCATTTCACGTTCCTGAGAATCAAACTTCTTTTGCAAATCTGTTTGTTGTTCTTCGACTTGATCTAGAGTTCTTTTCATAAACCACCCTAACAATCCAATAACGCCTGTAGCGATCCAATTAATGATTTGCGCTTCCATCAGTTTTGTCGCTTTCGTAATGTGTTAATAATAGTTCCGGCAGTTGTGCCTTCGGGAATAGTGCTGTCAATTTGATGCCAGAAACTGTCTGTCAACTGTAAAGAATAATTTACATTCACACTATGACTAGCAGCAACACCTTGATGGGGCAATTGATCGAAAATAAATAAGCTGTTTGTATTATTATTATCGTTTACAATAAAGCCGTTTGCTGTGCGACTAGACGGTCCAACAATTGCACCCTCAGTACGGTCACCAGCGTTTAGGAATGTAACGACGCCTGGGTTTGCTGGGTCATCAGTTGGCAGCTCAGAGTAGAAGATTTTAGAAGTGCCTGTGTCATGACCATAAAAGTGCATGTCCAAGGCAGGTGCCACTAACGATCCAACATAAAGACCTGCTGGGGGTGATGGCGAAGTAGTTGCAGCAAAGATACCGCTGTTATTAGTTCCAGAAGTAGCAACACCACGGCTCCAACAACCCTTGACATCAATGTCTTCATAATTAGGCCAACGACATTGAATGTTCAAAAACTTTGGAAAACCTTTAGCAATATTATAATGCAAGGTGGTGAAGGTCATGGACGAAGGATTTTCAGGATCATCCACAATACCGCGATGAAAGAAAGTGTGACCACTATTACCAGAAGGAGAGCTGTCACAGATTGCAACGTTGTATTTAAAGCTACCATTACCTGCTGTAGATGGTTTGTGGATCATTCCTTTATAAACGTTCCACATATAATTGTTATGCACCATCACATCTGATGTAGCATTTTCACAATAAATACCGTAACCGTCCCCACTCCAAAAACGTCCATAGTAAACCTTACCAATGGAGTTATACTGCACCCAAAGTTTATCGGTACCCCCGGTGTTATGACGAGACAGGTAGATACCACCCGTTCCGTATGTCACACAACTATTACTAATAATGTTGTAACGAATATAAGAAGCACCACCAGCAATAGTTGTGCCACCATAACAACCCCAAGAAGGGCTACCAATGAATTCAATACCACCTTGTCCAGTGTTATTGATTCGGTTGTTTTCAATCTTCAGGCCAGTGAAACCAGTTTGGTTGGTTGCATGACCGCCGTTGATGGCAATGCCAAAACGTGTGTCATGAATGTAGTTGTCATGAATGTTTACACCAGGCCACAGGCTAGCAGAACTTTGGCAATCAAGAGTAATACCCTTGTTTGCCTGTTTAATTTCCGCTCCCCAAATCTCAATACCACCAGTATTTTTTCTAATGTAAAAAGCAGAACCTAAATAAGTATCTCTTTTAGCAGCCGTGTCAAAACGTAGGATGATAGGGGCTGTGGAGCCTGTGGTTGCAGGGTTAACAGTGCCATACACTTTGTTTTGAGTTGTACCGCTTGGGGCTGATTGATAGTTCCATTCAAAATCGTTAGCCAACACATCAATACCAGCACCACCCCACGAACCAGTGGTATTAGTAGTGTCACGACGACGGCCAAGATTGCTGCCGTATTGGCCCCAATAAATGTAAAAATCCCCACCGTTGGTTAAACCAATACCAGTCTTTGAAAGACGCCAAATGTTGCTTCCTTCAGAAGTCCAATCACTTGTGGTAGTAGCTACCCCACAGTTAATGATGTAATAGCCTTTAGAAGTGTCGTCAGAGCCATTACTATTGTAGTAAGGCATCACAGTAATTTTAGAAGCCTCACCACCTGCTGTACGAATTGTTTCGTCTAAATTATATGTAACACTACGCTTAAAACGATAAGTGTTACCACTCTCCATTACAAACGGAGTGTTCCAACTTGCTGGACTTGCATAAATATTACCCGCATTTCCACCTGATCCATAGGGATCGCCCGGTGCTCCAGCATGTGAGGGGTCGGTGTAAATGATTGCCATGTTTTAGAACCAAGTAGTAATAATAGCGTAACCGTTACCGCCGTTACCGCCGTTTCCAGGAGTAGCTGCACCGCCAGAGACGCATGAGCCACCACCACCGCCACCACCGCCACGAGTGGCATGGCCCCCGCGAGCACCAGAAGTAGTGTTGTTGCTTGAACCACCGCCGCCGCCCGCCCCGTTACCACCTTCCCGACCATCAGCAGCCGCACCGGCTGTACCAATAGCAGGAGAAGCACCACCAGAGCCACCAGTGGCACCAGCAATCCAACCATAACGAGTGCCAGCAGGGCCACCAGCTTGACCTGAAGGGGTTGTAGACACACCACCACCGCCACCACCTCCGGTGGGACCATACGCACCGGAAGAAGCTCCCGTACCACCTGTGGCACCTGAAGCGCCGGCTCCGCCACCAGAACCCGCATAAATAGACGAGGAAGCCGCAGCACCTGCTGCGCCACCACCAGTACCACCAGTACCGTTTGATGATGTAGTTGAGTTGCCACCAGCGCCTGCATGACCGGCTGAACCACCCCCTCCTGCTGCTGCGGCGGATTGGCCTACGGCACCACCACCGCCACCATAAGCTGCGAAGGTAGTCACACCATTTTTAGTGAATGTGGTTGAACCACCGCCGGCACCAGAGCCAGTGGAGCCTTGTCCACCTTGACCAACAGAGACTGTTTCTGTGGCTGCCAAATCAGAGGCTTTGACAACAAACCGAGAGTAGTGGGCTCCACCACCTGCACCGCCGCCTGAAGCGGCTGTACCAGAAGCGATAGCTAACCCAGCGCCTCCAGCGCCACCACCGCCAATCAAAATAATTTCAACAACACTTTCAGGACGAATACCATAAACAGGTTTTGTCCAAGTTTGTGTAGAGCCAGTGTAGTCAAACTCACTGACTGAGTATTGAGGAACAGGATTACTTAAAGGCATGATGTGTCCTTAGGCAACGTATTCAGTTACGCGGGCAGAACCACTTCCATCGGCTGACCAAATGCCCGTGATAATACCAGTATAGGGTTTACCGTTTGCCATCATAGGCAGTTCATAAAAACCACCACCACCTGCAACGGCGACTGTATAAACGCTCGAACTAACCGTTCCAGCAGAAGCCACTAGCAGATATAATGTATTCACATCATCGTTTGTAATTGTGGCACCATAACGGTTAGCATTAGAAGCTAAGATTGTTTGTGCGCTAGTGGTACTAGCCACACTGGTTTGTATACCTGTCGTAGCACCGGCACCAGATGATGCAACTACTCCAGAAACGACAAGAGCGCCCGTCGCATCAATCTGCAACCTGCGCCATGTTCCATTTTGTCCATTGACGGGAGTGGAAGTATCCCAACCATATACCATTGCATTTTGTCCCATAACAGTCTCCTAAACTGGCTTGCGCTTGAGGGTTAATGTTGTTAAAAGGGGGCTTCCCACCCCCATTGGACGAGTTAGTCGTCTACAGCTTCACCTGACGAGGCAGGTACGAAGTATTCAATAATCACATAACCTGTGCCACCAGCAGTTGAGGTACCAACTGAGTATGTGCATAGGACTGTTTGATCTGCTGTTAGTGGAGTAAATACACCTGAACCAATTGTTGTACCCGGATTAACCAGACCAACGGCTGTAGTAGCCATTGAAAAACTATTTAGAATTGCTGTGGTAGCACCCGACCAACCAACGTTAAACGTCGCTGCACCTGTGGTCGCGTTAACGTTTTGATAAACGTGTACACCAACAATAATTGCACCCTTTGGTAGAGCACACTTTGGTGTGGAACTGTCTGTACGAGCTACAGCAAAAATCTTAGTTTGTAGAGCACGAGGCTTAGGATAACTTAGTCCAACTAGTGATGCTGGTACTGTCATATCAATTTCCTTTCAAAGAAAGGGGAGGAAAACCTCCCCAATCAATTAGGCGCCTGGGCTGCCGTAAATACCACGAGCATCTGTCCAGCCGAATGAGTAACGAGCTGAAGCCTTAAACTTAGCGTTCTCAGTATCAAAATCGTTATCCATATCAAAGCTATCTGCACGGCGCTCAAAATACTTCATACCATGAGGTACATCAGTACGTAGGAACCAAGCATCAGTATCAGTTAGGTAGTGGTTAACAACTACCTCTGGTACTATACCTAGAGCTTTAAGCGCGTTAATATCGTTGGTGTCAACACCAGCACGACCATCTGGAGCCAGAATACGCTTTGCTTCAAAGATTAGCTGGCGAGGTACAATTAGTGACTTTGGACGTACTGAAATCAGTAGACCACGGTCATTTGTAAAACCAGCAATATCAATATGAGCTTGTTCTAGGCCAGCTTCTGAAAGGTCAGCGGCTGTACCTAGTGTATTTGACCATGTGCCTCCGGCCCAGTTGGGATGAGTTGAAGCACAAAGTTGAACACCATCACCACCAACAAACGAGCTGTTAAAAGCGCGGTTGTACACGTTAGCAGCAACGATTTCCTTAGTTTGACGCATAGAAAACGCAAGACCTTGGGCCTTACGTTGACCAACTACGTCATACTGGTCGTCGTCCATGATTTCACGAGTAATCATGAAACCAAGAGCATAGACTACGTGGCTGTAACGTGTGATAAATGCTTGACGCTCTGAGTCATAGCTGATTGGTGAGCCTTCAGGCTTAACAACCGCTAGACCAAAACTTGATACACCAACGTCTTCTTCAAAAGCCTTGCTTGACTTATAAGTGTCAAAAAGCTTTGTGTATTCGACTGGATATTCGCTATAAGCTTTACCGTACCAAGCATTAACGCCAGGCCAGAGGGCTTTTGCAAAACTTGAACTATTGATAATAGACATAAATTACTCCTTAGACACCAGCAACGCCAACAGAACCGAATGCATGGGTGTTGATACGAACCAGACATTCAGCAGGGCGAGCTGTTGAAGTTTCGTCGTTATCAGGAGCAGCGGTAATACCTACAATTTGTAGGGGAAGTGTTGATGTTGTTGCTACAGTTGAACTATCGACGCTCATTGTTGAGGCATACGGTGCAGTTGAAGCACCAGAACCACGGTTAATGGCGACGTTAAGACCAACGGAAGCAGCGGCAACGACGCCACCAATACCGTCTTGAGGACCAGCAAAAATTAGGTCAGAAGAATCAGCAACTAGCGCAATACGACGAGTAGAAGCTACACGATAGTTTGTTGCGCTTAGGTTTGTGTAATCAACGTCAAAGCCAACAACTACACCTACAATAGATGAAGCTGTATCTGAACTGATACGTGATACGGCGGGATAAACACCACCTGCTGTGTCAACAAGTGAAGGGTTAGTAGAAAGTTGAACAAAGTCACCAACGTTTACAACACCTGCATCAGATGCAGAAATCATATAACGGTTGACCTGTCCATTAAAGGGAGCACCGGTTTGATGCTTTACAGGGCGAAAGCCCGCGAGAACTGCGGCCATTGTTTAATCTCCAAAATGGGCTCCCTCCATAAATGATTAGTTTTGTCCCCGGGTAATTTCAATACGTCCGGTACGTAAATCATTTTTGGAAAGAGCATCTTGTTTAATAGATTGCTCAAGGGCATCAACGTGAATTTGTTTGGCTGCTTGGTCTTCGTCATACCATTCTTTTGGAATACGCATAACAAATGCCTTTGTACCATTCTTGTCCACGGATACTTGAGCTTTAGATCCTTCCGGGGAAGCAGCGTTCACACGGCGGTCGCCAATACGAACACTCTTGCCCTCCACCAGTTCATAACCGGCATCTTGGAAGGTTGTGATGCGATCTCCCACATCATTAACTACGCGATAAACGTAATTCGGGTCTTTTCCCTCAACAGTTAAGACATTACGACCATTAATAGGGGTACGCTTGGTGCGCTGTGGCGCGGCTTTAGATACTGTTTCTCGTGTCATGATTATCGTACTTTCTTAAGTTCAGCAATATAAGTTGCTTCGTCAATACCACCCGCTCGGACGATACGTTTCATAATTTGCTTTTCTTCGTCAGTCATAACGAATTCAGGTTCCTTTGTAACGCCACGACGAGGAGCAGCTTCTACTGGAGAACCTACTGCGCGACGAGGATTTTGGAATTTATGAGCAAATTCTTTCTTTACCTCTTTGGTAACTTCAGCCAATACGGCTTCAGGGCTCATACCTTGTTTAGCTAGTTCAACACCAAGTATGTCAGCAAAAGCCGTCATTGCTCGGTCTTTTTGATACCAGCTATTTTGTTCTTGCCAGCGAACAAATTCTGGCTGGACTTGTGTAGGAGTGGGAATTTGTGCTACTGAGTTATCAAACTCAGCTTTTTGTTCACTAATTTCCTCAATCTTTTCTTCAATATAAAGAGCTTTTTCAGTCTCACCATTTACCATAGCTTCTTTACGAGAAGCTTTAAGTTGTTGGAGAGCACGGTTATATTCAGCTTCCTTAACTTTAGAATGATGTGTCTTAAAAGCGTCAAAAGCCTTACGTAGTTCCTTTAGTTCTTTGCTCTGATGTTCAATTTTTTCAAATAAAGGTTGACGACGTACAAATTCTTTTGCATCAATAAAATCTTCTTCAGGGCCTTCCCAATCTTCAATTGGACGCCAACCCATACTGGTTGCACGTTCAACAATTGGATCAACTTCTGGTTTTGTTTCTGGAACTTGATTGGTATCTTCTACCTTATTTTCTTCAGTCATACTGTTTCTTTCTCAAAAATCATTACAATGTCTTCGTCATTCAGCACTAGGTATTCTTGTTCATCAAAAGGGTCTTTGACAAATTTACCTGATGCTTTTACGAATGCTACGGTATCTCCGGGTTTAACATCTTCATTGCTTCCACCTAATGCTACAAAAGCAGTAGGCCCTACGGCAACTACGACACCCATATCTACACTAGCTTTAGCTCGTCCAAATTGTTCTGCATCTGGAAGTGCAAAGCCAAGAGCTTTAGCACGTTTACGACCTTCATCCCATTCGTCCACATCAAATGGTTTTACAGTTACACGATGTAATGGTGTTTTAATCAATGTCAGTCTCCTGATCAATAAGTTCCATAAATAATAGATCATTCACGGCGGCAATATAACCGCATTTAAATTGATCTTCTAGGGGCGCTTTGCCCGCTTCAGTAGCTAAGTGCTCTTTTAACGCTTCGGCGCGGGCTTTGAGGGCCGCGATGATTTCGTTGGTGCAGGAGTCTTTTTGCCACTCACGCCATTGTTGGATTGTTGCGATGATTGCTCCTTCATCTGTTGAAGTTTTTGCTGATGTTGTTGCTCACCATGTACAAGACCTTGATTAGCTTCGGCTTGTGCTTGAGCAGAGAAAATGCGCTGCATATGGATTTTTTCGGCAGCATCTAGTTGTGCCATTTGTTCCTTATGCGCCATGTTTTGACGGTGTTCTTGTTCCTTCATTGCCATTTGCTGTTGGCGATCACGGCTTTCAAGTTCCATCTTTTGCTGCATTGCTTCATTAGCGGTTGCAGCCTTTTGTTGTTCGATTTGAGACTTCATTGCCATTTCCTGAAGCTTAGGATCAGGAGGAGGTGGAGGTACTTGACCTGTTTGTTGAATTGCAGAAGTAAATAGTTCTTGCCAATTAGGTTGTTCTTGTGCTTCTAGTACACGAGAAATTACCTTAACTGGATCTAACATACCACTTGGTAGTAATTCAAGTAGTCCTTGTGCTTTCATTAATTTATCAGTCTGTGACATAGCATTGGGGTCTGCACCCGGGCAAATGTCATACGATTTATCATCAAAATCAGACTGATCAACAGGAATATCTAACACTGTTTGATACTCTGTAGGGTCTAAATAAACTTTATTAAGTTGATAAAGTTTTTGTAGTTCGCTACTCAAAGCACGATAAATACGCTTATATACGGCTGTAAATACTTTCATGCCCTGCTCAATAGTAGCCATTGTTGTAGTAGCAGGGGTATTTTGGCCAGGCATTTTACCTACAAAAATTTCAGCTACTGAGGCAAGTTCTTTACCAGAGGTAATTAGAGTTCCCATTAACTGAAATAAAACAGCAGACGGCTCCTTTGTAGGGAGCGGTAGAATTTGTTTCTTAAGATCATCAGCAGTGCTGTTAATGGTTTTCCATTCACCGGGTTTGAACTGATGTTCACCCATCTTGAGCTTTAGTCCTTTACCTAAGAAACCTGCTTGAAGGTTGTTTAGGTGACCAGCATCTAATAGTTGGTTAATAAGTGTGTTAACGGACTCGTTAAGAGGTCCAAGTAATACACCAAATCCAATGTCGTAAAAACTACCATCTGGATTAGGAATAAAACCATATTTGGTGTAATAATGAATTGGTCTAATTTCTTGCAGCTCATGTTTTTCATTCAGGTAAATACCTGTTTCATCATATCGAGCTACAATTCGTAGAATTTTCTTTGAGTATCGCTCAAAAGTGACAATATATGGCTCAGGATAATCATCACCATCATTATCAAAAAAGCAATGCTGTTCAATAATAGTGTATGGAAGTGTCTCATCTTGACGCATTCCTACAACATTGTTAGAATCTAGTACGTATACTGGATCACCAATATCTGCTTTAGCAAAAATACCTGACATTTGACGTGATTTTAAAACACGCTTAGACATATAAATAATCTCGGAGACACGTTCCGCGTCTTCGAGAGTTTTTGTCCAGTAATCTACAACTAAATTTTCTGGTAATACCAGTTCAGATACATTTTGCTTAATAACAGAATTAAAATATGTCTTTTTAAAAACCATCCCAACAATGGGAAGCATCATTAGTAGCTTATCCATGTCTTCTTCCCAACCTTGCATTTCATGCAGTAGTTGATAGGACATGAATTTGCTTACGCGATCCGCTTTTTCTTTCTTTTGACCATTTAGGTCTTTACCAATTACACTGGTTTTTACAATGTCACCGGTACTTGGTACTAAAGAAGGGTACGCACGAGCATTAAATTGCATTGCCGCTGTTGAAAGCAGCGGATACTTGACGTTACTAGCACCCGGCCACGGGTATGTTTTTTGTTCTTTTACTTGCAGAGCAAGTTTTGTCCATTCTTTTGCAGCTTTTTCCCAATCAGCACGAGATTTAAGGTCATGTTCAAACCCATCAGAACACTGATTAGCTAGTTTTTCTAAATCTTCTTTAGAAAACTTGTCAATCAAATTCATACTTTCTGTTTGAGCCCGAAGTGATTCAATATCCTGTGAGGGCTGATCGGCCATCTGCTCCGATGTTGGATCGTTCGAGTTCATCATAGTATAGTTCATCCTCTATTTCCCGTAAAGTTGGAGCTTCAATAAGATTATCAAGCATCAAACCAAGATAAGCAAAAGCATCAACTTGGTCATCTTTAGTTCCACGAGGAAACTTACATAATTCATCTTCAAAGATTGGATACCAATCTTGAGATTTATCAAATTTAACTCCATGCGCTCTAACTCTAGCTTGAATTGATTTAGCGCGCGCAATTTTATCTTTACCATTATGCTTTAACAGATGAATGTTTGGAAACATTCCCCGTTTAAGCATTTCTTCTCTTAAGAATGGTCCAATTGCTTTGGACACTTGCATTTCTTCAATACCAATTAATTCTGGTTGATATACTTTGTATAAAGAAAAGATTGTGTCTACAATTTCACGACCATCTAATCGTTCACGAATCACGTTTTTAACGTGAAGCATTTTATTCTCATCGACACCTGCTACAAGGAACACACTGTAATCAGCCGTTTCTTTTTCTGAAATAGCTAAGTCCGCTGCAATGTAATAATTTAGTTTTTGGCGACGGTCTTCAGCAGTGTCTGTAATGAAATCAGATCGCTTAAAATACGCGACCGATTCATCAATAGGCATGTTGAGATATTCTTGGGAGTATACATCTGCAAGACCACGGTCAATAAAATCTTGCCGTTCTCGTACAAACCATTCCGTGTCATAACGACTTGCCCACAAAATTTGTCGAAAATCATCAGAGTGAGCCCGATATTTGTAAGCAATCCATGTTTTTTTAGGAGCATTGCTATATGTCTTTAATGGTGTATTAACTGTATGCTTATCGTAATCCGATGGCATTAAGTTATTTAATAGTGAATCTTCATGCAGAATTGTACCAACAATACGGATTACACCGTTAACTGCTAATGAAGGAACTAGCGCACCATAAAACCAACGCTTAAATTTATTACGACGGTCTGCATTCATTACAATTTCGTCGTTTTCTAGATCGTCACCAATAATCAGATCCGGACGTTTATTATTCCACTTAAGACCTCGCATCTTTTGTTCGGAGCCTTTAGCTGAAATACGAAATTGATGCCCATCATCACACGTAACAATTACGTTATCTTCTGCATCTTTTTCAAACTCTTTAATTTTAAAGAGTGTACGAATTTTATCATTGTCCGCTAATTCTTTTTTAATATCACCTAAGAATTGCGTCGCCTGTGTAATAGTGTCTGAAACAATAAGAACATAGGACTTATTACGAAATAAAACGGAAGCAAGAGCGTAAGCAAGAGTAACTGCGGTACTTTTAGCATGTCGCCGCGGCGCTGCAATAGCTACCTTTCCCCATTTTGAGCAACATGCTTCCCACCATTCATAATGACAATCCGGTGATTCCACCGCATTATCGTAATTCTTTTGTAATAGACTGCCACTAAAGCCTGCGATTACGTCAGCCGTTAATTCCATGTGTGTCCAGATAAGTTAGCGCGGCTTTTAAATGTAATCGGCTATCTTTAAAATGTCCTAATGCAACATTACAGTTACGACAAAGAACACCACGAATTTTTCCTGTTACATGACAATGATCTATAGAAGCAGATTCTACTTCATCACTTTTTTTTTGCCAGCTAGTTGTAAAGGTTTTTGGCAAATTTCACAAGAACCATTTGCTTTATTAAATAATTCAACAAATTTATCCCATTCAATCCCATACTTTCTTTTAATAGAACTTTTTCGTTCTACAATTAAATTTCTTTTTTCAATTACACCAGATAAACGTCTTAATTTAGAGTATTCTTTAAACTTTTCTTTATTTTTTAAATAATAATTTTTATTTCGTTGTTTAATTTTATCTGCTGTAAGTTCCAACTTGGAGCCCCCACAATGAATTGAACACTGATCCCCGGACTACAAAACCGGTATAATACCGTTATACTATAAGGGCTTGGCGTGCCGGCAGGGATTTGAACCCCGACCAACAGTTTTGGAGACTGTTGTGCTACCGTTACACTACCGACGCATTATTTGGTGGATACCGGAGGGAATCGAACCCTCAACATCCTGCTTGCAAGGCAGGCGTTCTCCCAATTGAACTACGGACCCTTTATTTTCCTGGTGCTTTTAGTGAAAGAACCATTCGTTCACCAAAAATAAATGAACTTGCTGAAATTGCTGCTTCCATACCAATTGGTGCTAAAGGAGCTAGTGAAGGTACAACCATTGTTGCAATACCACCTAACACAAACAAACCACACGCAATGTAACGGAAACTAGCACGTAAATCTACAACCCAAGGAGAAGGAGTACCATATGGATTGTCTAAAGCCGCAAGTGCTTTTAGACGTTCAATGTTGGCATTGTCAAGTTTGATTTGATCATCAACTGAAAGTCCAATAAACTTACGACTAGCTGCTCCAAATACACTTTTAATTGCGTCAACCGCAGCAGGTAGTAAAGCTGATACTAAAGCAGTTTCAATCATCATTTACCCTTTTTAGATCGTTGTGACTTAAGACTAGAATCACTATTTCGAGAAAAAGAGCGATTAGTTGAAGCAGGAACTACACGTAAATTAGATTTAGTAGTTGTACCACCTTTTGATAGAGGAGTTTTATGGTCAACATCTTTACCATCTCCCTTGTGAACTTTACCAGCTTGTTCCATCATACGACGAGCTTTATTTTGTTCAACTCGTTTTTGAATTACTTCCGGCTTGCTCGTATACTTCGCTACTTCCTTCTTGTAATCCCGTTTCCCGTTTGTCATGTACGGCATCGTTTATTTCCTTGTATTCAATTGTTTGAGCGTTGTTATTGTTTCGTTTATTAAATTTAGCAAATTCGTTTGCCAACATTTTTAATTGATCAACAATTGTTACATTGTCTACAAACGTCCGGTTGTCTAATTCTTCCAGCTTAATTTGCTGTGTCATTAAATCAGATGCTACTTTTGATGCATCCTTTAATGAGATTGGTTTTCGGATTACTTCACCAGTTTTATTGTTTAAAACAAAGTCACCATTGTCGATTAAATCTTCTACTTTTTCTAAAGATTTATTGACAATACGACTTAATTTTGAATTCAGTTCCTGTCGGTTTGCAGATTTAACTTCTTCTACAATACGTAACCAACTAGGATGTTTTTTCCATGAAAGGATTGTGTGATAAGGGACTTTAGTTACATCGGACACTAAGCGCAGGTTACCTAATTTTAAGATTTTTGCACACACATCAAGCTTAGTTTCGTAAGACCAATCTCCCTTTTCATCGCGTTCACCAACGCGAGTAATGCGTAATTCTGTAGCAGACATAAGACTCCTTATAGCTTTATGCAGACTATATTATACCATATTTTAAAGGAAATGTCAATAGTTTAAAGGAAAGGTATGGGCGCAGCCCTATTGACAAATTTTACAAAATACATATAATATAATTAATATAATTATATGTATTTAATGTATTATTTATTGTATTTATTTCTTTTCTTTCTTTAGAGAGTTTAAGAGAGACTTTTCTTTCTTTTCTTTGTAGGTAAGAAATGTACTGGGAGCGTCAGCGACCTAAATGCTCAGGAAGGGGTCTAAAAGCCTCTATAAGCTCTTAAAACAAGGTAGTAGCTACCCATGTACCTAATACCCTATTTTAATGTCTTATAGGGCCTTATTTCAAATTTTTATAAAAATTTTACAAGGACTCTCTCTGCATCATTATAATTTTCAAGTTTTCCCCCCCCCACCCCCGGTCAAAATTTAATTAAAACTGCCTCATTTTATAGCAGTTATGTGATATGGTACTCTACCATACGATACAATCAGCATACTGACGGTACTGATTCGATATAGTACGGTAATGCACTTTCATCTAGTTAAAGGCTTACAGTTACACCTACAGAATCGACCGACTGTCAAGAATCAGACTAGGTTAGTGGGGCTTGTTCACATTGTGAGAATGCCCGGCAAGGCCCCTGGAAGGCCCATAGAGCGATTTTTCACCCCTCAAGCTACCCTAGTCCCACAAAAAAGTTATCCCGCGCTCCTAGGACTATTCACAAGTTATCCACAGCTCATTTCCTAGGTAAAAACGAAGTTATCCACAAACTATTCACCGCTGTGGATAGTTACAAATTCTCACAAGTTAAGGGTTTCCCCCATTGACAACCCTCCCAGGCGTGCTACAGGCGCGCGCATGCGCGTTACGCGCGTCTAGACAAACGCGCGAGGCCTCGGCGCGGCGAGCGCACGCGAGAGGCAATACCCGACTAAATTAGTCAACTAAATAGCCCTACTCTTGACATGGGTACTTAATCCTTTTAAAGTGGAGCCCAGTCGATAACAAGACTATTCTTTAACAATTTAACTCTCGCGGTGGGTGGGGGTTGGCCTTAAAGCCAATCTCCGGCCTAGGCTCCCACTCACCGGACGGCCTGACGCCCCACAAGGGGCAAGCGCGCAACGCTTAATCGTGGCCGTTGTATGTTCCGCACTCTAGGTGCAATCTCGGACGGTTAGTTAGTGCAACGGGGCGGCCCCATGTCCTAAGCTCAGAGCCTCACAGTAGGCGCGCAGCGCGGCAGCGGCCCGATAGAACCCGGTCAACCCTTAGGGGGTTTATGCATACTCTGCCCAGTAGCGATAAGTCATAACCAAACTAGACGGAACCATCAACGGCTAAAGGCGACGCCCGTACTCGCGTGAAAGGGTGGGTTCAACGGTCGATAAATAACCCGGCATGGTATCAATGGCACGCCGCCTAAACCGGGGGTTTAAATGCGAAGCTGTGAAGCTAACGCAATGGCGCAGTGATGCGCCTATTGATTCTTATTAAACGGGATTAATAGGTGCATCATTCCGATGCACGCCCGAAAGGGTTTGATGTTCCTAACCGGAGAAAATCATGGAACACAGCATGAGCAAGATTCAGCGCACCAAGTCGGCGCCTATCACTCGTGACGATGGCTCGGCGAAGCGCGTGGCAACCCGCGATGACCGCACGGTCGGGGTGCTGCTGGCGCAAGAAGTGATCGCGCTCGAAATGTCGCAGGGCAACGAGTGGCCGCGCGTGGCGAACAAGCTGTTCGATCAGACGATCGAAGCGCGCGATCAGTTCGTCAAGACCCTGCGCGAGTGGCTCGCCGATCGCCGGAAGCAAGTGATCGGTGTGCACGATTTCGACAAGAAGCGCGCCGGCAAGATCGTTGCATCGAGCACGGTGCGTGTGAGCCAGCTTGCCAAGATCGCGGAAGCGATCACGGCTGGCATGGATCGGGAAACGGTGGTTCGTTCGATGATGAATCGGAAGAACTACGTGAGCGACGCCGAAATGGAGCAGGATGTGGAGCAGACCGCGAAAGTCGATCACTTCCCGCAAGCCGTCGGCGTGGCAGCCATGTACAACGTGGCACAGCAGTTCGTCGGCTCGGACGCGCGTGGCCGTAAGCCCGACACGCTGCTGGTGAAGATCAGCAAGTTCATCAAGGCGAACGAGCCGAAGGAGGACACGGACCCGGCCGATGCGGCAACGTGGAAGGATCTCGTGGAGTGGTACAACTCCCAAGTCAAGTAAGCTTGACCCCCTGCTTCGGCAGGGGTATTGGTTCTAACTGAATTAATACCCCTGTCGAAAGACAGTTCACACCCCCGATGGTGTAATTGGTAGCCACAACAGACTTAAAATCTGTCGCTCTTCGGGCGTGCCGGTTCGACTCCGGCTCGGGGGACCATTGTTTAATCGGAGTAAATCAATGGTGCATATAAATAGCAGGGCTACCCTATGGGTGCTGGTAGCCTGAGCACGTAACATTCCTGCCTACAGGGGTTGTCGGCCACAAATACCCCACTCTTTTAACAGGAGTAAATCATGGGCAAGAAGTATTACCATCAAGGTCGCGCGGCTCACATCAAAGGTGTGCCATACGATCCGACCGCATCCGCCGACTGGCGTGATGGATGGGTGGACCGGGAAGCTGAAGGTGACTCCATCTTTGGCAAGGAATATCAGGCCGGATGGAATGCGTGTCTGAAGGGCAAGCCTCTCAATCGCCATCAAAGTGACGATTGGTGTCAGGGTTGGCTGGAGTGCAGCGCATACATAGGTCTGTGATCCCACTGTATCCTCGGTCACGGGATAGTGGGTTAAGCGTGAAGGGTTTAATCGGATTTAATCCGATCAAAACGTAGCGCATTGCGTATGCAACATGGTACGCAATTCGGTACGCTTTAAATCACATTAATCAATGTGAGGCGCTACCAAGTGAGATCATAATATGTTCATCCGTCCGACCAACATGGCCGAAGCGTTCATCAACGCGGCGGTCAAGGTGGAAGCGAGCATGAGGGACGATCATCATCGCCGTGCATCGCAGGATACGTGGGTCACCCGTCGTGTGATTCACAACTGCGAGCGAGGCACTTTCGGTTTGATCACCGAGCGTGACTCCCGGCCTGTGCCGCCGCAACACAGGCCGCGTGTGTTGCAAGGGGATTAACTGATGAGGCCCACCCAATAAGGGCCGAAACCCGGCGAAAGCCGGGTCTTAATATTCTATAACCACGTATTGAGCTATACGTGGGACTTGGTTAATGGGGTGCACACCTTTAATCACGTTAATGCTCCGTCTGGTTGTGCGACCAACACATAGGAAGGTATGGCTTATGTGTTTTCGGTGTCTCACTAAGAGATCAACATCGAATCAGTACCTTGTTCCAAGGGTAACACCAGAACCCTTATCTTCTAACTCTGTTAATTGAGGAGGCTAACGCCATGCAGTCTCGTTCTTCTTTTCGCAAGCCGCCCACGAACCGCACGATGGGCATGGATCTTGAGTGTCAAGTATCGTATGAACAGTACGATAAGCTGTGGCAGAAAGGAGATTTCACGGGTTTCTGGTACATGACACGGGACGGTAGCATCCGTTACCGCGCAGGATTAGAGGGCATCGAGTTTGTCAGTGAGCCCCTGACTCCGGAGTGGTTGACGAGAGAGCTTAATCGGCTTAATAAAAAGGTCAAGTGGAAGTATGATGAGAGCTGTGGGATTCACATACACGTTTCTCGTCAATGGCTGACGCTGGCCCGAGCCGAGCTGATCTACAAGTTCATGCGGGAGCAGATGGGTACCTACAACATGACCGAATTGTTCGGTCGTTATAACGACACCTATTCTGCTGTGTGCTACCCCGAGTTGGGTGTTTCCCGGTACTCTGCAATTAACACGGAAAATAAAGCAACGATCGAGTTCCGTGTCTTCGCCTCTGGTGATGCCAAGTGGGCGCAGTATTGCGTGGCGATCACGAAGTACATGATTGACAACGCAAAGCATCTCAACATCGACGCGATGTATGCGTTCTATGACAACTTCTGGAAAGGAGAAAAGCCCAACAAGGGCACGTATGTCGAACCCGAACCCGATGTCGCTCCGCGTGTGGTCACTCGGACGCTGGGTGAACTGCTTCGTTCTCGTCTGTGATGAAAGGAATTAATCGTGCAAATTCCCCGCCTCTTCCAAGCTCCTTTGCAAAGGACGATCATCCGCCAACCGTGTGCGCTGGTGGACGAACTGCTGGACCATCAACATGACCTCATGCTGGTGCCCAGCGACAAGCTGCACGAACTGGTGGACGCATTGAACGTCGAACTGGTCAACCGGACCATTCAGTTCATGCCTTACCCTCCCATTGACCAGTGGCAACAGATTGCTGGTGCCAATTTCGATTAATATTAACTAGGTTAAATGCAATACGAAGTGTTTAAGGGTGAATACCCTTTTGAAGAATTCCTTGGTCTGGTCGAAGCTCCTGAAGATCAGCCGGAACTAGCACTCGAACGTGCTATCGGATTGTTTGGGCACATTGACCCTCATCCGGTGGTGCAACCGTGTGCTTGATGTATTACCGCATTGTTTCTTTTGCGGTAGCCTGTTCAATCGTATTAATTCTTCTTTGAGGGAATAAAAAATGCAAATCGAAGCTCGTCGCGTGGACCACAACACCTACGATATTTTCTTTGGCAAGCAATGGAGTGATCACGCTCGGGTGCGCCAAGGTAGATCATCGACGTATCGTCTGAGCGGTATGAAGGTCGATCACATGACGCTCAAGTACCTCGACACGATCCTCGCTCCGAACATGCCCATCACTCCGGGACAACTTCTGGAAGAGATGGTTCGTAACAACAACGCCATTACTCCGCGCGGTCGTTAATTACAATTAATTGAGGAAATAAAAATGACGTTCAAGACTTTCTATCTTCACGCCCACCACGGTGCCAAGAAGCTTTCCAATAGCCATCCCCGTGGGTTTACCGCGTTGATCTCTGCCAACCCGGATGATCCGCGAACCGTGAAGATGCAGGTGACGTTCTGCTCACCGAAGGATCAATTCAACAAGAAGGAGGGGCGCAAATTCGCTGCGCTTGCCCACACGGAAACCATCAACAAGCGCCAAGTTCCGCGCATGTTGGCTGCGCTTTCCCAAGTGGCTAATCTTCAATTCCACTCTTACGACGAACACTGGTTCTACGTCTACAAGTACATGCTGTAATGCTGTCGCATAAAGTCATAATTCACAAGCCTCTTATCTCATATCAGAGTTACCAAACTCCGAAACGACTGACACAAGAGGAATACGATGAGTTTCTTAAAACTGTTAATTTCAAGGTTGGTGCTGTTGTTACCTTGATGAGTGCTGGTCGACGTGCCTCCGCCTTGATGCAGTGTCATAAGATCGTCAAAATCGAGGAGTCTGCGTCGAATCTCCAATACACGACGCATGGTAATCATCCGAAGTTTGCTAAGTTGCTTTCTTTGGATTATCACAATCATGTGCCGTGGACTCGTTGGGATTACATCAATGACACACATAACGGGTATGCGCCGTACCGTTATCTAACCGAGGAAGAAACACAACAACTTATCGAACCACACAATGCTGGAATACAAAGTCATTGTCAGCGATACGAACAAGCCAACCCTGTTTAATCGGATTAAGCCGATTACTCCGGATCAGCCTGACTATCGCAAACACATCTTTGAAAGGCTTGTCAAGCAAACTGACCGATATCAAGTTGGCACTCGTATCAAGGTGCGTGGTACTCCAAACAAGGGGACAATCACGTACATCGAATACGATCTTGACAAGATTAAATGGCAGAAAAACAAACCGTACTACATTGAGATTCGCCTAGAAAATGGTGAATCCTTTGTCGCCCATCCCTCTCAACTGAAGACGACACAGAAATGAAGCGTTTTGTTATTTTTCAAGTCACACAAGAAACGGATCAAGCACGCTACAAGCGTTCGGATGATCCAGAGTTGAGCTGTATTGTCGAGTACAATTACAGTTCTACGGTTAACGTGAACCCGATGAACTTTCCTCGTGACGCGACTCTTTATCGGGCTGACAATCATAAGGAAGCTGTGGCCTTTGCAATGTTCATGACCATCAAACATCCTGGTAGCTGCTGGTCGGTGGCTGAAACTTCGGATGTGTTTCAGAGTCGAGTTGGTCCCATCGACCACTCCAAGTTCGATGAACGTGGGTTGTTTCCAGCTTAAAGGAAATTAAATGAAGCAAGGTATTGCTCTCGTGAAGTGTGGTTGCAAGCACGAGTATCAAGATGCCAAGTATGGGCATGGTATTCGTGTGGCTAACACCACCGCAAAACAAGATAAAGATATTGCTACCGTGCGCTGCACTGTCTGCAATAACACTCAAACTGTTCAACTGTCGAAAGTGAAGTAATGGGTTATCTCCAACAAACCAACAAGATGGGTCCGTGGAAGCGCCGCAAACTTGAAAAGGGTGTACGAGGTAAGCAAGAAAGCGGAAGGTCTAAGGGTATCATTGCCTCCCCATTGGAACGATTTATCTGTCGTTCTAATCGTAGTTATAAGCATCCGGAATACGACCGGATCATGAGTTCTCTCACTGGTGAAAAGCGGCTGCGTAAGAAGAAAGGTTAATATGTCTCGTCTCGTTTCTGCTCTGTTTCATGATTGGGGTCCGTTCGGTAGTCTGCCGGGCGTAGAAGATTTCGCTGTGGTCGATCATCACAGCGAACTACAGAAGGGTGATATCCTCATCGTGCACGGCGGTGCCGATATCAGTCCGGCTCTTTACAACAAGAAGGTTTCTAGCTATACTTGGGCCAAGGAAGTTCCTAGCCGGCAGGATCGAATTGAATTCGACCTGATGAAGCGTGCTTGTGAGCTGGAAGCGCCCATCATTGGTATCTGTCGTGGTGGTCAGATGCTGTGTGCGTTGGCTGGTGGGTACCTTATCCAGCACGTTAACAACCACGGTGGTGGTCACAACGTCCGCACCAACGAGGGTCGGATTATTCGGGTTAATTCTCTGCACCATCAGATGATGCAACCGGGTAATGCCAAGCATGAGCTTATTGCTTGGGCCGACGAACGTCGTAGTGATGTGTACTATGATGAGGATAATCTTGTCGAAGTGGACATTGAACCCGAGTATATCTATTTTCCTGATGTGAAGGGCTTTGCTATTCAATGGCACCCTGAAATGATGGATGGTGACGCGGAAGCCAATCAATATCTTCTCAAGGACATTGGAGAACGTCTCAGTGTTTAATTTCGCTAATTTTGATGCGCGGAACGGTTCTACTTTTTGCTGCTGCTGCGGATCCGCGAAGTATGATTCAATTGCTTCCTGCCAGAAAGCCGACTGTAACATGGGAGTGGAACTTTTCCCTACTGCGACGGATGTTAGTAAAGATGACAATGGGGACTATTATCTCCACAGTGTTAAGATTGCGGATGGTACGTATCTTTCTTTTAAGATGCGTACTTCCTCTGAACCTCCCGTTTACGAAGATGATGAGGACGATGATGACTACTAACGTGTACAATGTGTACTGGGACTCGATCAAGCCTTGGACTATTAATCAATTTCCAGAGGCTTGGATGGCCGACGGCACGCGAATCAGTTCTCTATATCAGTTACATTTTCGTAACCGGCACGGTTATAAAGATAACCTTAAACGGGAGTGGTACGCCGACACGGACTACATTCGGTTGGAGCATGAGCGATTTATCCGGATAATGAAAGACTCTTATGGTTTCCCGGGTATTTACATCTACATCATGACGACTGAGCAGAAAAAAGGATTTGACGCAATCATTTCTAAAGAACAATACAAGCCTGTTTTTGGTGAACTTCTGTGGCAGTCTGAGCAAGCTGCCGTTAATCGCAATTATTGCGACTATGGTCCCCGTCTGAATGTTTACGTCTTTAAAAAGGATTAATGTGAGCAAGACTTTTTCCCTTGGTGCTGATCCCGAAATGTTTCTCGTGGATGCGGCTAATTCGCTTGTGTCGGCCATCGGCCGGATCGGTGGTAGCAAGGAAATGCCATTGCCTCTGGTGGAAATCGGTGACGGTTTCGCTGTGCAGGAAGATAACGTGGCGGTGGAGTACAACATTCCACCGTCGCATAGCCGTATCGCATTTGAGAACAACATCACAATGGCGATGGAATGTCTTACGACTCGTGTTCGTGACATGGGTCTTAAGTTCATTAATTTGAGTGCAGCTCAGTTCCCCAAGGAACAACTGAGTGATCCTCGGGCAATGGTGTTTGGTTGTGATCCTGACTTCAATGCTTGGAAGGATGGGCGTAAGAATCCCCGCCCGCGTGCAACGGATGCTACTCTGCGTACCTGCGGGGGACACGTTCACGTTGGCTATCGTTTCGAGTCGCCTGAAGATGTGATTTCTTTTATCAAGCATATGGACCTGTTTACCATTGGCTCCGTGCTGATGGATAAGGGTGAACTGCGTAAGGAACTGTATGGTAAGGCCGGCGCATTTCGGTTCAAGCCCTATGGTTGTGAGTATCGCAGTCTGTCTAACTTCTGGATCTTCGATAAGAAGTTGACGAATTGGGTTTGGGACTGCGCTTCGATGGCTATGTACGCATGGCAAAACAAGAAGATTGATATTGATGCGGAAGCCAAGATGATTCTGTCGGCTATTAACAAGAATAACAAGGAAGCCGCGTCGATTCTGATTGACAAGCATAACCTTCTGGTGGTTTAATGTACGACACTTATACGCAAGAAAATCAACGTGATTTTGCTGCGAGGTATTGCGATACTTTTGGTTGGCTGATTGACGAAAAGCGTAACAACAAACGCTTAGTCTATCTGGCTGAAACTGACGGTGATCATCTGTATTTCTACTCTCAACTTGGGGGTGTAAAGCAGCATACGATCGCCGGTGCTGGTGTGATGTTTGAATTTATCCCGGTCGATCATGGGTGGTTCAAAGCAGACAACGGTGCTATCTATCTGCTGACTCGCGTCCCGGCGCGGCAGTGGAAACGTGGTATCAGTCGCAGCAATACTAGCATTACGGGTATTACCGGGAATAACGTTCCCGTGAATTTCGAGGTAATGTCCAGTATTTTTAATGAGAAAAATCCTCAAACGTACACGTACTCTTCGGCCCGTCCAATCGCATTGTCTAAGCATTTTGCAATTGATGCTAAGAAAAACGTATTCTTTTACGACAGCTTGATTGGTACCGAAGACAATGGTATTATCACGCTTAAAAACAATCACGTTCTTCAAGAGCTACAGGATTTGGTTCGTCGTAAGAAACTTCCTCTGGAGATTAAAGTTGGCTAAACCACTGACTATTGCCCGTTTGTTCGGGCGCCGTAATCCTACTGTGTACACGGTGGAAACCAGCCTGTTGGGCAAGTTTGCAGATGATAAGGGTCCCGACCCTTTTCTGCTATACGGTGTCGAGCTAGAAATTGAAAATGCTTCTAGCGATTGGACCGTTGATGGTATGCAATGGAAGGAAGACGGCAGCTTACGTAACGAAGGGCTTGAGTTTATTACTCAACCAATGCATTACACGACGCTATCCCGCTGTCTTTCCACGTTCTTTGAAACGGAACTTGATTCGGATAATTACTCCGAGCGTTGCTCTATTCACGTTCATGCTAATTGCTTGGACATGACGCTCCAACAAGTAACCACGCTGCTCATGATGTATCAGACGTTTGAGCAGGTGCTGTTTCACTTCATCGACAACAATTCTAACCCTAGCTGGAATCGTCAACAGAACATCTTCTGTGTGCCGTGGTCTGAGACGCAGCTCACTTTCCGAGCATTACAAGAAATGGCGGAGGGTAATTATCATCTTCTACACCGTTGGCAAAAGTACACTGCACTGAATCTCATTCCACTTGGTACTCAAGGAACGATTGAGTTTCGTCATATGGGTGGTACCAATGATCTGACCTACATCAATATGTGGCTGCGGATTATTGGACATCTGTTCCGCGTTGCTAAGTCGTATGAATTTGATTTTATTAAATCTCGGCTGGTCAACCTTAACACCACATCGCAGTATGATGCTATCTTAGACTTTGTGTTTGCCGAGTGTGCGGATTCTCTCCGTACGTTTGGATATCACTACTGTCTGGAGAATGGTGTGCTTAATCTCAAGTATGCTTTGGCTCCTACAGCGGACACGTTGGGTAGTATGGCAGCTTCAGAAAGGCGTGAAGCTGCTCGTCAGCGAAATCGTCAGTGGGTTGAAGCACAAGTTCCTAATGGAGCTAATCCTGTGCCTTTCGGGGGTGCGGGGGAGCTTTTGCGCCGAGCACCCCCGATCCCACTCGGAGTTTTTGATGAAGCTGAACGTATTGTTGAGGCGGTAGGGGGCCTTAATGTGAATATTCGTAGGGCTGATGATCTTCTGCGTCGGATTGACGAACGTGTCGCCGCTCGGAGACAGGATATCCTTGATGCCACGATCAATGGTACTCAGGCACCCGTGCCTCAATTTAACTGGACTCCTGACGGTCGTTGGATTGCTGCTGATTTCCCTCGTAACGAAGATCGTTAATTAACAAAGGTAAATAGAATATGTGTGGTATTGTTGGATTTCTGTCTGGTTTCAGTAACGGTTTTGCTTACAGCGAGGCCAAAGCTTTTACGGATATGCTTTTTGTTGACACGTTGCGTGGGTTTGACTCGACGGGTGTCTTTGGTGTTTCTAATCGTGGTAATGTCCATGCACTGAAAGAAGCGTCGAACGGTGCCTCCTTCATTGCTAACAAGCAGTATGACGAATTTATTTCTGACGCTGTGCGTGAAGGTGTGTTTCTTGTTGGGCATAATCGTGCTGCGACTCGCGGTGAAGTTGTGGACCGTAATGCCCACCCGTTCTGGATTGATGACAACATCTTTCTTGTTCAGAACGGTACTTGGAAGGGCAGTCACAAGCATGTGAAAGACACTGAGGTTGACACCGAAGCGCTTGCTCACATCATTGCGGAGTCTGAAACTATTGACGCTGCTGTCAAAAAGATTGATGCAGCTTACGCTCTTGTGTGGTATAATGTGAAGGAAAAGTCTCTTAATCTTCTGCGTAATACCGAGCGTCCGCTGTTCATCAGCCGTACCAAGAATGGTGGTATCATGTTTGCCAGTGAACCTACTACTATTCTGTTTGCTTCGTCTCGTCAAAGTATTGATTTGATGGAGAAGCCGTACATGCTGGCGGATGGTAATTTAGTTCAATATAAACTGGACGACAAGACTCGCACTTGGGAAATGGAGCAGCGTGAGATTGATATTAAGCCGGATGTTTCGTATGAAGGTTACTACGATCAATGGAGTAATTTTCGTCGAGGTTACGAAATCCCTTATCAAACTAGTCGTCGGCTAAACAATTACTCGTCGCATAATGTTCACGATCTAGCTCCTATTACGATGGCCGCTGCTGGCATGGCGAGTGATATTGATACGACTACTACCATCGGTGAAATTATTCGTAATAATGAAGAGTTCAATCCCTTTTGTTACGATGAATCAGTGGCTCAAGGGTTGTATGAGGAGTATTTCAAGTTCCCTATTAATCGTAGGCTTGTGATTGCTTTTAACACCTATTATCCTGCCAACGATCATCCTAATTGTAGGGCTTGGTATATTGCCGGTACGGTTCTTACGTCGAGTGATGATGAGCCTTCGCCGGTTACGTATGCCATCATGATTAACAAGACTGAAGGTGAGATTCAGCAGATGCTTGCTGAAGAGTTTTACACTGTTGCCCCATCCACTCCGGTGCGACATAAGATAGGTAATGGTAAGGGACAGATTGTTACGGTGTTTGTCCCGAGCACTGGCCTGCGTGCTTTATCTCAAATCCCTACTATCAAGGAAGAAAACAATGACTCGTCGATCCATTAATCGGATTCCTTCTCTTTTTATCGCAGTTAATCCTGTTGGTTCTAAGTTTGCCAAGGCACTTCAACAGGAACTACGAGAGCAAGTTGTCAACAAGGTTTGGCGTATTGATCCTCGGCGTGTAAGGCAAGGACGATCATGCTTCTACGTTACGCCTGTGGTGCTGAATAAGGTGGAACAATTTCAACGATTCAAGCAAAACAACGTGTCTTGTCCTGCGTTTACCACTGATCGTAATGCTGTCCGTGATCTTGGTAAGGTTGCCTTTGCTCGTACCATTATCAA